CCATTTTACGTTTGTAACGTCTAATGGAAGCAGCCTTATTTTTCCTACGTTTCGTTCCTTTTGATTCGTAGTATTGTCTTTCTCTGAGTTCTTGGAAGACACCATTCTTCAACATCTTCTTCTTTAAAACTCTAATTGCTTTTTCAACATTCCCATCTCTGACAACAACTGTCATTCCTTGGGGACGTTCTTCATCTCTTTTAAAAGGTTTTCTTTTATTATATTTATTATTGTATCTCATCTACTCCTCTTGGTTAAGTTTGAGTTGGCCTGCCCTGTAGGACTCGAACCTACGACCCACAGCTTAGAAGGCTGTTGCTCTAATCCAGCTGAGCTAAGGGCAGAATTACTCAACTGTTATTTTCTAAACTTTACGATGTAACGTTTACCATTATCATAAAATGTTACTGTAGAATAATCATACACTTCATTTGTCTCTGTTGTGTATGATGTTTTATTGTAACACTGGTTCACATCTTGGTAACCAACAATCTCACGATTGCCTTTGCCACCTTGAATTGCACCAATCATAGCACCCACACCAGTTGCGGCTTCTTTGCCAGAACCCTTACCGATTTGGTTACCAATGATACCACCTACGATACCACCAAAGATTGCACCATCTTGGTCAAACTTACCTTCACCATAGATTGGAACTCTCTTGGTTTCACAAACTTGTTCTGTAGAGGGGATGTTTTTAGTGACAGTCTTATAGAAATCTTGAATGACTGTTTCACTAGCGAATGCCTTTTCGGTCATTCCGATAGTTGCACCGGCAATGATACCGACCATTGCCACCTTTGTTAGATATTTCATAATTTATCCTTTCACTTGAGTATTAACTATAACAAACTTCACCATTAATGTCAATAGGTTTTTAAGACCAATCAACATTTTTCGGAACATAAGATTGAATCTTTGCCCGAATATCTTTCTCCAGTTTGGCGACAGGGGTTACACCCTTGCCTGCACGTTTGACATAAAAGTAGTTTGCATCAACAACTGACATACCACCTTTTGTATTTCCACGCATACCGATTTTCTTACCAGCACCAGTTCCTTTGACGATTTCTGTATCCACACCAACTTTGTTGAAAGCAAACACGATATCACCATCCATATAAGATGATAGTTTCTTGCCCATGTTCAGAATATCTGCCATGGTGTTTGCAGCCCCACGATGGGTGTTAATCAGAATCTCTACTGGAACGGTTCGGGCCCGTTTTGCGTTTTGGTCAATCGCAACTTCAACATCATTCACAACCCAAACAATATGAATGTTTGCTGGTTGGTATCCAAGTGACTTAACTTGGTTTGTGATGTTTTGGAGTTTTCTTAAATCTTTTAGTGTTACATCAAAGATGATGTTTGGTTTACGGTCTGCTGATGCAGTCATAATACTTGCATACAGACCAGCCATTCTACGGTCATCCAGTTTCAGATAGTCACCAAGAATTCCATGAAGTTTAGCAACGTTTTCACCGTCACCTAGATTGTTTGCAAGGTCTTGAATATCAACACCCATTTCATCTTTGATACGTTTTTGAATTGCTGGTGTTGCAGCAGCAAGTGTCTTCAGTTTATCAACGTCAAACACAAACCCTTCCAAACCAACAAGATTGTCTTTTACAAAACCCTTACCAGAACCAGCACCCCCTGCCATGATAACCACGTTACCAAAGTTAGGATATGCCTTACCACCAAAGGTAATAAGTTTCTCTAGCAGAATCTCATACTGTTCTGCAATATATTCGTTACGAACTTCCTCATCTACGATTTGGAAGTCCTCAAAAAAACTGTCAAAAGATTTCACCAAACTATCTCCATTGAATTCTGTATTTCTCCTTCTATTTATAAACCTTTTGGTTTCGCAATAACTTCAAGCAATTCTTTGTCTCCAGACTCAGTTGTTTTACAAACAATATAATTGTTCTGTTCCAACACATCCAGAGTATTTGCGATTGCTGTTTCGATATCTTTCTTGTTTGTCTGATACCGTCCAGCATAATAAAAAATTGCCAGTAGTGCAGTTGCCAAGATGGCATGTTCTAAACCTGTCATTTGATTACCTCTCTAAGATTACATAATCACCAAAGTATTTATCAAACACTCTTAGGCTGCTTGTTGCGAATCATCACAATGTTCCTTTTCAAAATCATCAACAACTGCAAGTTTCTTTGCAATACGATTTTCAATTGCCTGCATCATCATACGCTTCTCATCTGATGCACCCTCTTGCATAGCGATAAGAACACTATTCAAGAATTCAACTTCATCTAAAACATCAACCATTATGCGGCCTCCTTCAATTTAGGGATTCGTTTCTCTCCCTGTATTTCCATAACACATTCACCAGTAGCAAGGTTGTCAACCCAACCACAGAACTTACCAGCAAGATGGGCATACTCTGGGTTGCTCTTAACCATGTCACCACAGATATATCCACGTTTCAAGAACCAAGTTCCCTTAGAGTTCTGTTTCAACTCAGTGGGCATATAGATGGTATCCCAACCACCACCATACTCTTTCTGAGACTTGACAAACTCAGTGTCCTCATCATCAGCAAGAACATACCAAGTCGCAATGTAAGACTTGAAATATTCATTGTCCTCAGAAATGAAAGGTTCAACTTCCTTGACAATTGCATCAAGTTCGTTGACATCAACATTGTTGATGACATAGGTAGCACCGATTTTATACTTCCAACGGAAGTTACCGTCAAACCCACCATGAGCTGCGTAGTTCTCTTCGTCTTGCATTTCAATAATCAGTTTCATAATCTCACCTCATTTCTCATCTTGTATTATCATAGTATCATTGTTCTCAGAACAAGTCAACACTTTTTTCAAATTAATTTTCAACACGGTCATGAACTGGAACAGCACCATAGAACCGTCCACCGATAATCTTTTCAATTGCTTCACTGAAACGACTGTCAGAGGTTGCAGCATAGTTGCCACCAAACATAGTCCAAGAACCTTTCTCAAGTTCATCCACTGGAACAATCTTCACTGTGCCAGGAAGATTACCCTTCACCAACTTAACTGCCGGGCAATCATCAGAAGGGTCAAAAGGCCCATCCACGTTTACCACGTTCAAACGACTAAACCGATTAGTCACACCATTCATAGTGCAGTCATAGTTAGAATCTGCATCTTTATAAACACTTACTGTTAAACCCATAATTAAGCACTCCACTTCACGTTGTTGTTTTCAAGAATGATATCACGAACACGTTCTCTGTCCAGTGAATCACCACCACCCCAAGTTACTTCGTCAGTCAAAGACGCAATGTATTTCTTGGTGGCATCTAAGACCATCTCATTGGTCATACCCTTGATAGGATAGATACCGTTCTTCTCATTGTAGAATGAATCTACATATGAAACGAAATCACATATTTCTGAAACGATTTGGTCAATTTTTGAAACGATTTTAGTCATAATTTACCTCTTTTCTCACTTTCTATAATCATTATATGTTATCAGAACAAGTTTGTCAAGTGTTTTTTAAAAAAAAGAGCTAAAAAAAACCCTTGAAAATCAAGGGTTTTGAAAAAAGTTGAATTTTTTTTAAAAAAGTTACATCAAATAACCTTTTCTTTGTAAGTCTTTTTGCCTGCGTTCAAGGTCACATAGGTCTGTGGATTTGGCAAGATAAGCCTCTTCCCACCGGCGCTGTCTGGTGACACTATCCACGAGAAACAGATTATAGAGGTAAGTAAGGAAACTTTTCATTTCTTTTTCTTTGCAACCTCCAACATGAGGTGTTTTGCTTCTTCATAATAACCCATTTGTGCAAGTTGACTTGCCGCACGAGAAGCACCCATAATTTCAAAAGTTGTAATTATCTTATTAAAAATTACGGCAGTTAGTTCTGCGATTTTGTCGCAAATCTCACAAGTCTCTTTGTAAGCGACTTTGAGTGTTAGTCCGATAGACATTATACATTTCTCCTTTTGTGTGTGATGTATTGATAGTATGAAACAACATCTTCGTCTGAAAGATGCTTTACGTCATTCTGATATTCGGTTCTAATAAACCTTACAATATCAGAATAATTTCTTTTGGGTAGGAACAAATTCGCAATCCACTTTAACATTTTATTACTCTCCGATAGAACGATGAAAGGGATGCAAAAAGCATCCCTGTTAGTTTGGTTTTTTTGAGGGTGGGCTCAATTCTTCCCATTCCTCATCAGTGTAAGGCCACATTGGTTATCTCCTTTGGGGTTTTACACACTTATTTATGTCAACACTGCTGTCTTTTTTTGTGCAAGTGCGTTGTTTTTTTGGAAAGGCTGTTATAACTTATTCGCAAGAGTGAATGGTTTTTGACTTTCCATCCAATCAAATAACTTTTCGTATTCCATTCTTCGTTCTTTACATTTAGCAAGAAAGTCTGGAATGCGAGAGTGTAGTAGGTGTGGTGCTTCGATAGGTATTTCAACACCAGCAGTTTTCATTAGTCCTTCGTTCTTATGTGTGTTACCAGATAGAGTTGCAAAGGGGCATCGTGCTTTACATGATGCATAGAGTTCATGGTGTCTTCCAGTAATAAACCAATCTGTGTGTCTTAGAACATTCACGACTGTATCCCAATCTTGTTTAAAGATATCTAGGTAAGGAACATTCTCTGGACGGTAATCTTGTTGTGCAAAGAACTTACCAACAACTAGTTCTCTTTGGGGTGCAGATTTCTCTGGAACATCATTAAAATAAGATAAGTCTAAATGTATGTCTACGTCAATGTTGTCTTTTCGCAGTTCTTGTGCAGACATAATTTCACGAACTGAAATGTAAGTGTCTCTAAGAACATCTTTCATTTCATCATCTAATGTCATAGATTGCCAGACTGTATTAATCAGTGCAGTCTTTTTGCCGAGTTGTTTTGCGTTTCTGAGAACTTGTAGAAGTTGATGTGGAACTGGTCTATCATGATGCATCGTGCCTTCACCGTTGATGATAACTGCATCTGCTTGTAAAAAGTAATGCTGAACCTCATCAATCTTATCCTTATTACCTTTTACTGAAACAAGTATTTCATGACCACACGACTGTATGTCTTTATGTAGATATTCCATCACCTTTTCACAACCGTGATGATAGTTGGATGTATCATTAAAAACTATTACTTTCATTATTACCTCACATGTTTAGAGTGTATCTTACACCCAATAAACTCATTATAATATTCATCACTCAATAGAACACTTCTGTCAAACTGTTCCTTTGCTTCATAATAACTCATCTCACCCTTTGTTTTGCACAAACGAATGATTTCTCTTTTATAATTCTTAACCCCTTTAGACTCAACTAAAGTCTTGACTTCTTCACTAGAACCATAATAGTCTTTCCAATCGGATTCAGACTTCTTTGTTCTTCTTCTTGATTTTCCTTTTAGGGGCGGAAGCTTTCTTACTGACCAAAAGTTTTTCTTACCAATATACTTTTTGCCCGTATCCAATTCCGTGATACAGTAAACAAATCCTTGGCAATCTTCGGGAGGGTCAGTAATCTCTTTGTTTTCATATAACCACATAGTGTCATCCTATAATATCATTCACTGATATTTAGGAATCCCACTCATCTTCATCTTCTTCCTCTAGGTCATCCATGAGGTCAGTTTTTGAAGCACAGAATGGACAGAACGATACTTTATAGTATCGCTCTTCCATATCATGTTTTATTTCATATGAGGCTTCACAGTCCTCACATTGAATTATTTTTCTCATGCCGCTTCTGTTTCGTATGCGTCATCCCACTTACCACTCAATCCAGCAACCTCATATTCGGTTACACGATTCTCAAAGAAGTTTGTATGGTCTGCACCATTCAATACCCACTCCAACCATGGCAGAGGATTCTCTTTTACTTTAAAGTTTGTTTTCAAACCAAGTTGTAACAAACGTCTATCTGTTATATATCGGATATATTGTTTGACTTCTTTTTCATCAAGTCCTTCAATATCTCCCAACTTGTATGCAAGGTCAACAAACTTATCTTCTAGTTTAACTGCAACACGAGACATTTCATAAATCTCTTTTTTGAAATCATCGTTTACAATCTTTGGATGTTCAGCACAATATGCCTTGAAGAGTTTTGCAACACCTTCAACGTGGATTGATTCGTCACGAATACTCCACTCAACAACTTTACCCATACCCTTCATCTTACCAAAACGTTGGAAGTTGAGAAGCATAACAAACGAGGCAAACAATGCAACACCTTCATTGAACACAGACTTTGCAAGGGCAAGTCCAAGTCCTTTTACTGTGTTGGGGTCAGACTCCATCATGAAATCTAGTTTGTCTGTCATCTCTGTGTATTCTAGGAATGCATGATACTCTGCATCAGACAGTCCAAGTGTTTCATTCAGTAGTGCATATGCACGTTGATGAATACCTTCACGAGTTGCAAACGAACCCAGCATGTTACGAACTTCGTTATTCTTAAACTTAGGAATGAACTGGTCAAAATAGTTTTGTCCAACTGCAACATCTGACTGTGTGAACAGACGTAGAATATTAGTCACATATTCCTT